AGGTTCTTTCTTAGCCTGCCTGACACGATGAGATTCTCGTACCCCATGCGGATCAGATCCTCATCATCGCCAAACCTTCTGAAGTATGTCTCGATCCTACCCTTCATGAATTCCTTGATGATCTCAGCCTGAAACCACATCACCTTCAATGGCTTGCTGAAGGGTAACCCCATGAAGTCAGTGCCTGTGGTCGCCCCGGCGGCGAATGCCCCAAGGAAATTAGACTTACCAATCTTCGGCTTACCTAACAGGAGCACCCTGCTCTGCTTGAAGATGAATGCATCACCCCAGTACTGCTCGACGCTATCTTCTAAGGTGTCTTCCTGCCATTCTTTGTCGCCAAAAGAGACTAAGCCAAGCGGTCCTTTCTCTGGGGGAGCCTCGACCAGGACGGGATCCTCCTGATCCTGTATCTCTTTCAGGTCTTCACTGATCTGCGTCTGCCATTCACTGGTCTTCCACTCGTTCACCCCGGCGTGGAGGTCATCCGGGTTGCGTTTGATGTGACCTTGACAGATCGACATAACTGTAGTGGCTGTCTCGACAATATTCATGGGAGGTTCACAGGTCTGAGCCCAATCCTGAGCCTTGAGCTGGATCTCCCTCATGCCCCAGCCTTCCTTGATCCACTTGCCTACGAGTCGGGCAAGCTTATCGTTGCGTCCACCTTCCTTGACCGCATCATCATTAAGCTTATCGCGTAGTGATGGTTCAACCTCACCATCGCTGTTGTATAAAGAGATGGCATTGATGTCTTCTTCGGTCAGCCATGGGAGCTCATCGATTGAGGTCAGGCCCACCGATTGATTGCAATACATGGTGTACCCGGTGGAGGGGGCGATCATCGCATAGCCTCCGCCCCCCCTGGTATCTATCTTGTTGGCACCTGCTGCTGTCTTGACAGTGTGTTGGCCAATGCCATAGAAGTAGTGCGCTCCTCCTCTAGGGGTACGCTGAACGAGTGGGCTCTGCGTGATAGCGCCTTGCGATATCCAATCAACAGCCTCTTCTGAATCGGCATCGATGACCACGAAGGTGATGCCGGTGATGGCTGCCCAGTTTGCGTTAGGATATTCCTGATGCCAGCGTTGGATCTCCTCATCGCTTGGCTGGATCTTCTGATAGGTAGCCCAGCTTACCCTTGGTGTCTTTGCCCACTTACCCTTGAGTGCAAGCTCATCATCAAACGGATGACGTTTGCGGAAGTAGGCGGGGACAATCTCTGATGGACTGCCGCACGGGATGATATGCAGACCGTGCTCCCAACAATCGTGGAGCCAATCTGTTTTTTGTTCATGCGTTATTTCCTGACCGTTAAATTCAGCCTGAAAAATATGCATGTCACCCTGTCCTGTGGACCCTTCGACTGTGTTCACTTTCTCTTGTCCCTTTTACTTTAATACCCAGCGTTGTAGCCGCATTGCGGATGGCATTCATCTGACTGAAAGTTGAATCCTCTGTCTCATCGATGACGAAACTATCTTCAACCTCCATTTCCTTCAGCACTTTTTGCCATTTACCTGGCCGGGATCGAAAGCTTTTCTGAATCGGGACATTCTTCTCGATCAGATAGTCATCAACCTTTACCTTGTCGTTCATTCTTCTTCTTCCTCTTGGCCACAATCGAGACAAGCACCATCCTTATAGCGGCACTCATCACACGGCTCTATCTCGTCATTCATCATGTCCCACTGGACCTCTATCATTTCTTCAAGCCTAGTCATTGCTACTCCTCTTTGCGCAAAAGTACTTTTGAACTATACGAAATGGTGATTGTTTATGCAACATATTAAGCCATTAAATAAATCTATATATTTTGTTGACAAGGTTTTTGAATGAGCGTAGATTCAGTTGTGTAGAGAGGAGAAAAGAAATGACATATGCAGAAGCTGTAGAAGCTTTATACCGTTTAAAAGAAGATAAATCCTTTATAGAAAGAGAGATAAAGAAATTAACCAGGGTAGTTCTGGACTCTCAAGAAGCGCAGGCATCAGTCCTGTTGCTATCCAATCAGGGTGGTGAGCGCACCGATCAAGGTGTGACTTACGAAGTCAAGCGTAGTTATGAGTGGGATCAAGATCAGATTGAGGCAGCTTTATTGCTGTTAAAAGATGAGAATTATCTGCCGTTCTTGACCAGCCTTTGGAAAATTAACATGAGCAAGTACAAGGATTGGGCTACGCTCAATCCCATCAATGCTCAGATCTTTTCAAGCGCCTTAGCAACCAAGCTGGGCAAACCTACCGTCAAGAAAATTGATCTTGATAAATTCAACTCAAAAGAGGAAAGCTAATGTCTGCGATATTGGACAGTGTAAGAAACACCTCTGCTCGTTCTGATGAATCATCATATCCGCCATTGCGGATAAACATTCAGGGAGTAGATGGGATTGGTAAAAGTAGTTTCGGCGCTAACGCTGACGATCCAATCTTTATTCAGGCAGAGGATGGCCTGAAGTTTATAGATACCCAAGCGTTTGATCTATGCGAGAAATGGAATGATGTGTTTGGGCATTTACAAATGTTAGCAAACGAGGCGCACTCTTTTCGTACCTTGGTCTTTGACACCACAGATGCTGCAAGCATTTTGGCCGAGGCCCATGTGTGCGAGAAGGAAGGGTGGCCATCCATTGAAACGCCGGGGTACGGCAAAGGTTACACCGCAGTGGCAGAGCAATGGATCAAGTTGCTTAGTGCATTCGACTATCTTGTTAACCAAAAACACATGAACGTCATCTTGTTATCACACGTTCAGGTCAAGCCTTTCAACGATCCGATCAATGAAAGTTATGATCGTTGGGAGATGAGGTGTCACAAGAAAGTTAATCACCTGATTAAAGATTGGGTGGACTTCAATCTGTTTGCCAACCACGACGTTACCGTAACCCAAGATGGCGCGAAGAGCCGTGCAATAAGCTACGGTAATCGAGCACTTCACACGAAATTCTCTGCGGGATTTGATGCTAAATCCAGGCTTGAGTTACCACCTAAACTTAAATTTGAGTGGGGTGCATTCATCAATGCATATAAGAATGCGCTGAATCCAGCGAAACCAACTGTAGTTAAAGGAGCTAAGTAACATGGGTATATTAGATGGCGGGTTAAGTTTTGACGGCGTTGATGAGTCTTCGACAGGTGATTACTCACCCGTACCGGATGGCCAGTACAGCATCGAGGCTGTTAAGTTTGAATCAAAAACATACGGCAGCGGAAACGAAGGAGTTGATATCCAGTTCTCGATCATGGGGCCAACTCACCAGAACAGAAAGGTTTTTGAAACCTTTGTGCTGACAGGCAAAAACCCCCAAGTGGCTTTGGGTAGGATGAAGGCTTTCATGCGAAGTGCTGGCATTGATGTGGACACTGTGCCTCTCAACCAGCAGACGTTGAGTCAGGCTATGAACACACCAGTTCAGGCAAACATCTACACACAGGCAGGAACGAACGGCTACCCTGCTAAGAATCAAATTAAATCTTTCTTAGCGCCTCAAGCCCAGGCTCAAGCACCACAGGCTCAGGCTCCTCAAGCTCAGGCACAAGCACCTGCGCCTCAGGCGAATCAACCTACCGGGCAGCAGGTAAACTGGCAAGACTAATCTGCTAAGAAAATCCACAGGGTGCGGTGGAATCCTGAACCAACGCCAAAAAGATTCTTGGCAGAGAAGGTCTTTCTCTTTGGCGATACACCACTCAAAGGAGGTGATGCGCTATGTATCTTAGCGATTTGTTCCAAACGGAAAAATATCTAAACCACCCGATGGTTGACGGCGAGAGCGACTATTTGCCTCCTGGCGAAAGAGGCGCAGCTTTAGGAACTATCAAGGGTGACGGGAATCAGCGAAGGTTAGCTTACGACAATGACCTCAGGGCTACTATCAAGAAGCTTTCTGTTGACATCATGGAACACGGGGGGCAGATGTACCTCGATAAGAAGATAGGTTATTACCGCTTGGAATTCAAAGATAAAACTGTAGTGAAGTTTTCTGTGGGAACGTGGAATGGCTACTCTTTATCCATGAAAGCAAATCTGTTTAAAAACGCACTTAGAAAGATCATAGTTCGTATCGAGAATGAAAGGAGTTGGAATGATAGTAGTTAGAGGAAGTGACGGTATCTACTGTGCTTTTTGCAAGGCGAATGGCAGTCCATGCATTGCCTATGATGCCGACCGACAACAAGCCATAGAGTTTTGTCTTAACCTTGTAAAGGAGAGTAACAATGAATGAAAAATTAACTGCGTTTCATGATCAGTTACAAGATCTCATAGAAGAATATGCAACAGAAGAGTTGTCTCATGGAACCTTAATCCAAGAGCTTATGTCTTTATCAGTCAGCAACGCCTACATCTTTGCTAAAGATACAGATCAAGTTGATTGGACCATCAGGTATATAAAAAAAGAAGCGTTGAAGAAGCGTAAAGAAATGGAAGATGAACTCATTTATGGAGGAGAATTACACTAACTATGGAACTCAGAAACTATCAGAAAAAAGCTTTAGCAAAAGCTCACTGCTGGTTTAAAGAAGAAACAACTTACCCCCTCATTGTCCTACCGACAGGGGCGGGTAAGACCATCGTCTTTACCACGCTAATCAAAGATCTCTACCTTGCAAACCCAAGCAAAAGGTTTCTCATACTGGCTCACAGACAAGAGCTCATTAGCCAAGCGGTGGACAAGCTGCTTAACGTGTGGCCTGATGCCCCGGTAGGGATACTTGCCGCCAGCCTCAAGCAGTTCAATCACACAGCGCCCATTGTTGTCGCCAGCAGAGATACCCTGGCCTCAAAGAAACGCTTGGAGAAATCCTACCCCTTCGACTACATCATCATCGATGAGGCACATCACGTTGCCCCTCAGATGAGTACCCGATACCGAAAGATCATTGATCACTTTGAAGAGATCGGTTGCCCCAAGATCCTAGGCGTAACCGCTACACCGTACCGGATGGGACAAGGCTACATCTATGGTATGGACGATCACTTCTTCGGAGGTGTGGCCTACAAGGCGACCATTCCCGACTTGATCAAGCAGGGTTACCTGTCCAGGCTGTCATCGTTCAAAGTAAATAACGATGCCGTCATCGATGCGTCCAAGGCTAGGGTTAAGTTCAAGGGTGGGGACTACAGAGAGTCGGACCTTGAAGCATTGGCTATCGTAGATGAAACCATCTATGCAATCATCAACGATTGGATAGAGAAGGCATACTTAAAAGGCAGGAAGAGCACGGTGTTCTTCTGTGTCAGCGTCCTTCATGCCAACAAGATGGCGCTCTACTTGAAAGATCACGGGATTAAGGCAGCGTGTGTCACGGCTGAGACTCCCATGGATGAGCGCGAAGATATCCTTAATAGCTTTGAGCAAGGCACGATCAATGCGCTATGTAATGTTGCGGTCCTGACTGAGGGCTGGGATGCGCCCCGGACTGATTGCATTGCATTGCTTAGGCCCACCAAGTCGCTTGGTCTGTATGTGCAGATCTGCGGCAGGGGTATGCGTCCTTGGGAAGACAAGAAAGACTGCCTGCTTCTGGACTACGGTGGCAACATGGGTCGCCATGGCTGCATCGATGTCGCTAGACCTGAGCGCAACAAGAAAGATGAAGAGCTCATCGACGAGCTAAAGATCTGGATATGTGATGAGTGTCTGTCGGTCAATGACATGGAGGACAAGACCTGCAGAGAATGCGGTTTAGTTAAGCCACTGCCTGAGCCCGAAGAAATAAATCCTTTAAAGGAGGAGAAAGAGGCATCTGAAACAACCATCGCTGGTGAAGGCCAAGTCCTGTCGGACGAGATGGGTGAGGCTGAGATCATTGAAAGACAAGAGGTGGTGGAGTTTGTTCGCGCTGAGAAAGCTGTCTCAAAGAATGGTAACGATTACCTGAAGATAATGTTTAAGACTGAAGAAAATTACTGGCCTAGATCTACCGCACTCATGATGACCATGCGAGGTAAGCCAAGAGAGGTTGCTGAAAAGAAATGGCGCATTATGTCGAGAGGTTTTGAGCTTCCTTACAGCATTGATTCGGCAGTCCACATGGTAAACAGCGGAGCACTGCTTGAAATAAAGAAAGTTAACCTAAGAAAAGAAGGGAGGTACTGGAATGTCATCGGCGTTACTTTTTGAAGAGATGGATAAGCGGATAGCGGAAGACAACGATAGGTTCAGGGGTCACCTTGGCATGAGCGGGATCGGTGATACTGATGAGCGAAAGATCTGGATGAACTTCCGCTGGTGTTTGCCCTCATCATTTGATGGAAGGATGCTTAGACTGTTTGATCTGGGCAATCACATCGAGGATCAACTGGTTTACTTTATAAAAAAGACCAAGGTGTTTGATGTCTCTGCTGTAGATTCAGATGGCAATCAGTATCGAGCGTCCTACCTGGGCGGTCACTTTGGCGGCAGTTGTGATGGCTTTGTGAAGCGAGTGTTTGAGGATGACCTTGAAGAGATGCTTGTGTTTGAGGCTAAGTCAGCTAACGATAAGAGGTTCAGGGAGCTTGTTAAGCTTGGCGATTACCAGGGATGGTCACAGGCTTACCAGTGGCAGTTACATTGTTACATGGGTTGCTTCGGGTTAGACAAGGCGCTGGCAGTTGTGCTCAATAAGAACAACAGTCAGATCTATTCAGAGATCATCGACTTCAATCCATCCATATGGGAACAGGCTCAGGAGAAAGCGAAAAGAATCATCTCCTCAGATAGGCCACCATCCGGGTTAAGCGAGACTGATTGGCGACTGAAGAATGAAACGCCACAGTACCGGGATTCTTACTTGGGCCATCGTTTGCCGCCATCAGTTAACTGCAGGAACTGTCACTCCTGTAAGCCAGATATGGAAAGCGACAACGCTGCATGGCACTGCAGTAGATTCAATAAAGACCTGACCCTCGATGAGCAGAAGCAGGGATGCCGGGACCATCTATGGAATCCCAGCCTGGTCAAGGCAGATCTTATCTCAGAGGAATGCAGTGATGATGTCATGGCCTACCGCTCAGGCATCTTTACTTTCTACAATGTCACTGCAGATAAGCTAGGGGATAAGCACTTCAGTAGTCCTGAGATGCGTGAGTTGTCAAAGATAGACTATAACTTCTCCGACATCTCTGACCTGGAGAAATTGAGAACTTTCTTTGACGGGGAGTTCGATGATCTGAAGAAAGTACAGGTCATGGATGAGGATAATATTCCGATCTAGGTAATTCTCTTGGATCTTTGATAATCTGGATAACGAGCCCTGGATACAGGGCTTCGACCAGCTTCTTCTTCAGTGAAAATACTGCCGTTATAATACCCTTGGTGTCCTCTACAACGACATCTTCCCCGCACCTATACCTGAAGTCGGATATGTATTTGCACACCCTCTTGCCCTCTACAACGCACTCATAGGGTATCTGTACTTCAAGCTCAGAGATGTACCCCTGATCCTGCATTCCCTTGAGGATTTTGTATCGAGCTCCCTCAAGTTTGGAGTCGAATGTAATACCATCGTACTCAACCTTCTTGGCATAGTACTTGCTCTTGCGCTTACGCTGCGGGATCAATTAGATTCCTAGTAGCTTGTTTAACTCTATCTGCCTCAGCGCAGATATACCGGCAGAGTTTGACTGAGGTGTAGACAAAGATCTAGTCCCCTCCCTGGCGCTGGGAAATGCCCGTAAGTCTGGGGGTGGAGTGCGTGGAACTTGTGGTACTTCTGGCGGCAGTGCTGGCAAAGATCGACCTTTATACTTGCCATAAAGATTTCTCATACGTTGCTGATCAATAATGTTTCTTATCTTATTTCGCTCTGTGCCAAAATCTTTTTGATTAATATAAAGATTTGGATTTGGTAGAGAAGGAACAAAATTACCTCGCACTAAACTCTGCCATCGAGGGACTCTATTGTCTGATAATATTTTATTTATTTCTTGTTGGGATAACCCTAAAGTTTTTGCATCTTGCATGGCAACTCTTAACTCTTCTGCCAACTTCATCTGTTGTTCTATTTTCTTTTCGTAGTTGTAAACAAATTCTTCTGAGCTTCTGTACTCTTGAGTCCTGCCTAATTTTCTAAGAGTTCGACCAGCATCGCTGTTTATTTTGTTTGCCAGATCAATTGCCTTGTAGCGCAAAGATTTTTTCATGTCTACTTTAACTGTCTTAACCCCAGACATGGCTTCAAACATTTCACCATATAAATCTAACTGTTTCTTTTTTGAAACCTTGTACCTAGGATCAACTAAACCACTAGCTTGGAACGCCGCCATTGGGAGGTCTTTAATGTTAAGCGCTCTTGATAATCCGTAAAAGTCTCTTGCACTAGCAGGCTCACCACCGGGCGTTATCTTTCCTAATTGCCATGGTGGCACATCCGCATTAATTTCTGCAGGAGAAATCGTTGGAATTAACCCATTGAAAACGTGGGAAAACCCAAAGAAAGCTCTGTCTACCCAAGGAGCCGTGTCTCCTGGACCTATCTCATACCCGGTGCTAGTCTTTCCGTTGATACTCTCTAGCAATCTTTGGCTTAACATCGACTGACCCATGAATGGCTTGAAGAATTCATCGTAAACTCCACCATCTCCAAGCGTTGCATTGTATGCAATCGTTTGAAGATCTTTCTCTTCTCTTACGCCATTGTCCCATGCATTTTG